GATCCTTTTCCCGTAGCTGCAAATACTGTTATTAATTTTTTTTCTGCGTTTTCTTGATCTATAGCAGCTTGGGTGATTTCTTTTGTATAAGCGATTATAGGTCTTAATGCGAATATCCATACTAATATCATATTACGTATAGCGCCTATTTTTCCTGCAAGTTTGCCTATTTGAAATTCTAAATTTCTTCCGCTGCGAGTAGCTTCATCGGTCGATGAAGCCATTTTTTTCATACCAACAGAAACAACTGTTCCTTGTTTCTGTATTTCTCCACCAACTATATTTACAGATTTAGTCATATCATTCGTCGCTTTGATGAATTTTCCAGTTGCTTCATCTTTAAACGATAAAATCACTCTATAATTCTGGTCAGGCATAATTAACTCCGCTATACATTATATTTTTTTTTCTGCATTTCATTTTCTGCTGATTCAAGTATATCAAATATTTCAAGCAATTTAACCGGCTGTTCTGATACACTCCCTCTAAATGGCAATAATCCCCTTTTATAATATCCATAATATAAAATGTATTCCTTTATTTCCGGAAGAAGAAGTTTTGCTACACATCTATCCGCCGGTTTACCATCTATCAAATATGGTTGTTTTGGTTTTCCATAACAACCTCTGAATTGCTTTTGCAATTCATTGCAATTTTGGCAGCTGAGGCCTAATGCTGATACTTCAACTGCCAGTTTTAGTTTTTTTCAAGTTTTTCTGAAACCTGATTTTCTCCCCATATAACAGAAGCAAGTTCATTAATAGCGAATAATGGGATCATTCTTAATATTTCATCATCGACTATTATTATTTCCTGATTAAAAACTTTTTCTTTTTTTGTTTTAAATTCGACTTCTTTTCCGTCGAGAATAAAATTCTTAAAACCTTTCAGGCCATATTTAACGACTACAAAGCTATTCTGTGTAATATCAACATCCCCTGCAACATATTCCGGTTTTCCGTTTATTATTTCTATTTTTCCAAAACTTGATATTATTTTTGATTTTGTAATAGAATCTAAAGGGCCTATTAACCATATAGTTGGGTTTTTTATATCACTTTTTAATGAATATTCTTTTATTTGCCCTACGGCAATCGGATCTATCATAAATACCTCCTAATATTTAAAATTAAACTGTTTTTTAGTGGCTTTCTCTATACGTTCTTTTAGCCATCTGTCTATCCGTGAATTTGCCCATTTATAAGTTTTATCTGTAAAACCTAAAAAAGTTCTTGTTATTCTTCCTAATTTACTAGGTACTCCTTGTTCCTGATGTATAATCCCAATAAGATCTCTTCTTGGTATTCCCACTGCTTTTATCCCGACTTCAAATTCATTTTTATCAATTTTAAAAACAGATATGGCTCTATACATAATGCCTTTTCTATATAGAGCCATATTTGGTTTGGGGGAGCTTTCCCTTATTTTTTCTTGTATTGTTTTTTTTGATAACCTAACATAAGTTGTCCCATCAATATTTGTCTGATTTCTAATATTTTTTCTTGAATCTTCAGCCACCTTTTCAGCAATTTGATTAAGTGGTATAGACGCATCCATGAAATCAGGTATGGAAGTATCAACTTGAATTTCACAAGTAAATGCGCTAGGCATATTTACTCCTTTTTATGAAGAACTGGAACTCGAGGAGCTAGAACTGCTTGAGTTACTTGAAGAACTGGAACTTGAACTAGACGAAGTTCCCATAGTAATAGTTATTTCATCATTTCCAGCGTCGGAGTTTTTACATATTTCACAAGTAGCATTAACTATTTGAATTCCATTCCTATCACCTTTTTTAATTCCTGTATATCTTACTGCGGGCAAAGAAAAATTAATACAGTTGCCATTTGAATCATTGACAGTAATAACTACGGCCATTGTGCTTCTTGACATTATTTTAGCATAAAAATCATGATCTGTTAAAGCAACCATTTCCGGATCGAATGTCATTATAGGATTTCTTCCGGTTATTTTAGCATAATCAATGCCGCTAGGATCTTGTGGCCTTGGGGATATAACTATTTCATTTTGTAAATCAATTTCTACTGCGTCAAGGACTAATGAATCTCCGTCTATTGTTACTGTGGCACCCATAAACATAAAGGGTACCTGCGCCGGATAGGTAGGAGTTAATAACGCAGTATCACTATGTTCATTATATTTACCTTGAAAATTAAATTCACAAAATATTGGTTCACCCACTTTAAATTGAAATTTGACATTTCCGGCAGCGCCGCACATTGTCTTTCTAAAACCATCTTCATAACTTGCTATTGATGCAGTAACAAAATTGCTTGATATCGGCGTATAAATATTACTTACTCCAACTGATAATGCTTCTGCCAATCCGCATGCCCTTAAAAATGGCGTTATAGCAAGTGTTGTCCCCTTGCCTCCAGAAACAGGCCCCATTAATTCTGCTTTAAATGTCAATGACATTTTTCTTGCGCCCGGTTCTGATCCAAATCTTGACATATGTTTTACTACCGGATTTCTTTTAAACTGTTCAGGTTCAAAATCCATTACAGGATCATATGCTAATATGGTCGCTTGTGCGGCCGCTAATGTTTCAACCACGCCGGAATTTGTTTCAACCTTTCCGGCAAGTTGAGCAATTCTGGTAATCTTTGAAGCCATTTTATCCTCCTTATAGTCTTACACGATCTTTAATTGATATTTTAATTTGAACTATATGACAAAGGACATTTCCTAACTGGCCATATGAAAACTGTCCTGTAATTGGAACATAAATTTGTTCAGCCTTACCGCCTAATGTTGGATCGCTTAAAAAACTCTGTATGATAGTTTCTACAAGATCTTGAAATGTTTTCTCGCTTGCCAAAGCGTCATTTGTAGAATAAAATCCGCGAATAGTGAATTCATTATCTGTATCTTGGACATTACCATTTCCACCATGAGCGGTTTTGGAAAATGATTCTCTTATTATCTCCCAAGTATTAACTATTGAATCTTTAATGAATAAATCTTTATAAGTAGCTAAATCATTGCAATATCGTTTGTAATCATAAACATTTTCCACCCCAGAAATCTCTTCTAGTTTAGTTTTAATTTGAGATCGTATATTGAGTAATGACATGTTTTAAATAGGTAAGATAAAGCAACTGGACGTGCTTTTATTGAGGTATGCTTGCTTTATCTCCGCCTTCCTTTTGTTATCTTTGTTTTGGGGTTAATTAGCGGAATCTCATAGGATGTGTCAACATATCTTCAGACCAAGAAAATATAAGATCCATATCCTTGACCGCTATGCCGGCAGATGCCGGCGCAGATCCTTTTGCTTCTTCACCTAAGCCCATTAAGGAATTATATACCGATAATTTCTCTTTAGCTAATTCCTTATATATATCAGATTTTCTCTGATAGTCAATAACATCGGCTTCGATAGTAGGATCCGTTGATTGTGTAAATTTGGCCGCAAGAGCCCAAAAACAAAGAGCTGCAGTTAGATTGACAACTGCTTCTACATCGTTGTCATTTATTGTACAATCATTTTCATTTAATGTATGAGGTATTGCATATTCAAATCTTGCTATATCACCGCTTCCGGGTATAAAAGATGTAAATCTAAAATATGTAACAGTAATATTATTTACTAATTTTTTATAATACATCCAATCACTTGATTCAAGATAGGCCGGTTCTTGATATTCATCTGCAGGATATTCTATATCGCCTACAACATAAGAAAAACCATCAACCCAATCATTAGGCAAACTAAAATTATATGTTATGCCATCGCCGGTTATTTCATGTATTTTTGTATATGGCCTATCTTTTGAAAAAATAACTACAGCCTGAGATAATAATCTATATTTATCATCAGGCTGTAGTTTTTCAGCTGTGTCTTGTAATACGGTATCTAATCTAGTTAAATAGTCTTCTCTGGTAATGCTTACTCTAGAAGAACTAGAACTAGAAGAACTGCTTGAGCTGCTAGAACTTGATGGCATATTCTATCTCCTTCATTTTACCAAACAGTAGAAGAACTTGAACTCGAACTAGATGAACTGCTCGAAGAACTAAAACTGCTTGAGCTGCTCGAGCTGCTAATAGAACTTGAACTGCTTGACATACTCGAACTTGAAGAACTGCTCGAAGAACTAGAACTA